AAATTTTTGGAGGGAACTTTCCTTGCTACAATAGACCTCATTGTCCCTCACCGAACCTCGCATCGCTTGGACATTACACTGAATGTCCCCGAAAAGCTTGCCTATTTTACATAGGCTACGCTTTCCTACTGATTTCTGTTTATGAAAATAAACAAACGCCTGATGATGCTTCTTACCTGTCGTCGGGCACGTCTCAAGACCGTACGCAACAAACCGTACAATGCCCTGCGAAACAAGCGCATCGTAATCACAGTCCAAATTCCACTGAGTGATAACAAACCATCGTGAAACTCCCGCATTCTTCATATTATAATTTATAAGATGAAGATATCTTTATATGACTTTATATGTGAAACTTATATAAAGACATCTCTCTTTTCTATGGTATCTAAGATGCCAAGAACCTCCTCAACCTCTGGATACTCCAAACGCTTCCGCAACACCCGCGGAAATGCTCGTGCCGCCAAAAAGCTCCAACGCTGGATACGTCGCAAACGTTCCTCCCGTGCTCAAGCCGGCCAGCTGATTAAGACTAACCGTAGGATTAATGCCATCAATGCTAAACTCAAACAAGAAATGACACGCCAAGGTCTCTACCTAACTGGCGGGTCTCAAAGCTATCGTGATAGTGTTATTATGCTCCAACCAGCACTCACTGCTGGAACAGTCTCTCCCGCGTGGCGAAACTGCTTCTCCGACAGCACCATTACTGGCCAAGCCTCTCGCGCTAAGTTTGGTCGCTGTAATCTCAAAATCCAATTCACCTGTGGAGACGAAGCAGACCCCGTGACCTATAACATATTCCACGTCCGCCTCAAAAAGAAAAACGCTAAGTTTATGACCGAAACCTTCGGAAATGACCTCGCAACCATCGCCAGCCCTGCCCAGTATGTTCGTGGTACGGCGGCGATTGCTACAGGCTCTGCTGATAGTGGCGGTTTCATCTACCTAAACCCAGATTATTTTGACATCAAAAAAATGTGGCGTTTCACCCTGTCGTCCCGTATGACGGGAACGGCTGGTGCTGTCCCTGCTGACGCTACAAATGCTTTCAATAGCTACAAGAATATTGACTACTCCTTCCCTCTAGGCTACACTATAGGAAAATCTCTAGGAAACTGGACTACTGTCAGTGCTGATACTGACACTGCCTCTGAACTGAAAAACTATATCCTAATCTTTACTAACAACAATCAGTTAGACACACAGTCCAACACCTACTCCTTCGTTGCCCAAACTATGGCTACCGGCCTCACCTAAGATGAATGCTAGGCTTCTGACCCTTCGGTGTCGGAAGCTGGCCGTACGAAAGTGTCGCCTGTTTGAACGCCTACGCGATTCAAAAGCGCACTTTCGTACAAGCATTCCGAAAGCCGAAGGGTCAAACAACCCTCGCTTTCGTCTAACCCCTCTCTCTCTAATCTTCAACTCAGAGCTCCATTATTACCTCTGAGTACATCTGTGAAGTTTGGCTTCCGCTCAATCACCTCGTGGGAAAACCTGCGCCAAAACTGTTCCCAAGGCTCGTCGCCAACCGAACTAAAACACTGTTCGGGGGTGTGAATACTTGTTATTATCAAAGTACGAGCTAAAAAAGGAACAGGCTGTCTGCCTCTACGCCTAACCGTCTTAGGCCACTTATCTACTAGGTCTAAAAGCTCAGAAAACCTAACCTGTCCCCTAAACTCATTTAGAATGACAGTCTCCTGCCCTGTGTATCCGTCCCACCAGTCCTCATTTAGGTTCTTCACGTAGTGCGTCTCGGGGTCAAAGTCCTGAAATGCCCTATGGGACTTCCCGCTACCACTCTCTCCTGATATCCAGATGCCTCTAGTCATCCAACTCCGGTACTTCTTCCGGAGTGCTATATCCTCAACCCTATCCAAAGTGCGTCCGTACATATGGAACATCATTGGGTTGTCTAGTGCCAGCTCATCTACAGTGATAGAACCCGAAAGTAGAGCGTCCTTGGTCTCGTCCAAGTCGTCTCGCTTTCCCTGCTTAGGCTCATCTCCAAATTTTTGGAGGGAACTTTCCTTGCTACAATAGACCTCATTGTCCCTCACCGAACCTCGCATCGCTTGGACATTACACTGAATGTCCCCG